ATGGGCCATGGCAAAAGCGCAGCTCGCAATCCTCTTCGAAGGCCGCTTCAAGCTCACATGACCAAACCGGTCCTTACACAGAAATTCTGACAGTCCCAACACCGATGCAGACATTCCTTGACGCCAAGCCTCTGGCAAAGGAGAAAATGATCGCCGCCTGACAACATCGGGCAGGCGAAACCAGACAGCTCTCCAGACACCGTCTGTCAGATCAAGTCCTGGCTTTTACGTGCACTCGCGGCGAGATCACGCCTGTCACCGGCACGACGGCGATACCTTCCCGCGGCTCATCGCGGCGGCGCTCGGCCGCCTCGCTCATGCGCCAGATGACATCATCGTCATCGGCGCGCGCGGCGCCGGTCGCGCGGCTCACCAGCACATCGAGGATGACTTGCGCCTTGGCAGGCTCGATCGCCCAAGCGGCACCGGCCACCCAGCTCAACAGGCGTAGATATCGCATTTTGTCCTCAAGTAGCGAAGTAGGAGAGGCCGAAGCCTATTCTCCAGGGGCGGCCAGCAGACGGGGGCCGAGATAGTTTTCGAGGGCGACGGCGAGGGCGCTGTTCGGCTGCTGCGTCTGGCGCTGCTGCAGTTGCCTGCGGTCTGTGCCGGCCGGCACCATGTTCAGCGGTTCCAGATAGGTCGTGCCCAGACCGTTCGGCAGCGGGTTCATGTTCTCCAGCCGGCGGATATCGTCGACGCTCAGCCAGCCCCAGTTCCGGGCCTGCGCATAGCTCTCATAGCGGCTCTTCAGATCGCCGCGCAGGAGGCCGGCGACGTTGTGATGGGCATAAAGGTTTGGCTGGCTCAGCAGATCGCGCTTGATTGCCTGTTCCCACATCACGATCCAGGGCATCAGCGTGTCGGTGACGAATTCGAGCGCCTGCTGCTCGATATTGGAGAATGCGGCCTTGTCGAGCAGCCCGATCTTGTGCGGCTGCATCCGCCACAGCCGGCAGATCGACAGCGCCACCTCTTTGTAGGTCTCGATGAATTGCGCCGCCTTGTTGTCGAGCGGCGTCGGTACGAACTTACCGCCATCGTCGATCACGCCGACCTTGTTGCGATTGCGTCCGCCAAACAAACGCTGCCACTTTTCGCGCAGGAACTCGGCGTCTTCGAGGGTCTTTACCTTGGCGGCATATTCGATGATCCCGCCTGGCGTGGCGTCGTTCTCGAAGATCCGATAGGTGTAGTCCTCCATCACCAGGGCGCGGCTGAACACGCGGTAGCCGGTTTCGAGCATCGATCTGCCGCAGAGATTATTCGCCATCAGCGGCGTCACCCGCAGATGCAGCATCTCTTCCGGCAGCACCCGCCGCGTATTGGCCCCATCCCTCACGACGTAGAGATACTCGCCGCTCCGCGGGTTGATCCGCACATCGACGCCGAGCGGATCATGCCGCACCAATTCGAACACCAGCGGCCCGCGCGGCGCCCTGCGGATTTCGGCATACGCATTGCGGAACAGCGCGGCGTCCCATGTCATCTGGGCGCGCAGCTCGTAAGCCGTGGCCTCTTGCGTGATGTTGGCCTGCTCGCCGAGCAGCCTCGTCACCGGATGATCGCCGAGACGCTGGCGGCCGTCGTCCTTGCCGGCCTCATAAACGAAGAACGGCAATTGCGCGATGCTCTGCGACAGCACGGTGAGGCAGTCATAAACCTCCGGGATCTGGATGACCGTGTCCGCCGTCACGGCGGTGGTCTGCCGGCCAATCGTCGCCCCAATCGTCCACCACCGCTCATCGGCCGGGTTCCGGCCATTGCCGGCGCTGCCGAAAATGCGATTCCAGAGGCTCATATGCAGATCACCTCACGGTCGCGGCCAACGTCCAGATATCGCACCGATGGCTCAGGGTTCTCGCCCATCAAGTTCACCGCGCAGAAGGTCGCGATCAGCGGATCAATTTTCGCAAATCCAGAGAATTGCTTGGTGATCATCACTGCATTGCCCGAGGGTTCAATCTTGGCATTGCCGACGCACCAGGCCATCATCGGCGAGCCGCAATGCCAAAACGTGCCGTTCTTCAGCTTACGCTCCGTGCCCTGGATTTCTGATTTCAGCTTCCAACCCTGGCTAACCGAATTCAGAAGCTCATCGGGGATGTCGCGCGAAGCCAATTCGTCGCAGAGTTCCTTGATCACGGCACTGTCCATGCCGATGCCATGCTTTGCCGGCAGCAGACCCGTTTCCCAGATCCGCGCGACAAGATTCGCAATCTGAACAATATCGATCTTGCGGCCGGTATCGATCGTGAGATCGCCGTCGCGCTCAAAGTCGCGCAACCGATCCGCGATGTCCTTGCGCAGCTCCAGGACGGAATCATCGACCCAGGCATGTGTCCACAGCAGCCAGTCACGGGTGAGTTTGCACCGCCCGATCACGGCAAGCCCAAACAAATCGTCGAGCCCTCCGCCGTCGATACCGATCGTCACCACCTCGGAGCGATCGAGCAGCGTGTCGAGCGTGAGCGATGTATCGGCCGCGCCGAGCCAGTAATCCGCGCCGCGCCAGCGATCGCCACGCAGCGCAAGACCGATCTCGACGTTGAAATGCTGCGATGCCAGCAGCGCGAGCTTCTCCGGGCCCTCGCGCTCCGCCTTCACAAGCTCGTCGCGCAAGAAGGCCTCATCGACCGAGCGCCCCATATTCGGGTTGACCATTCCCCATGTCTCAGGGTTTTTCCAGCCGCCGTCCTCGATGATCTCGTTCGGCAGCTCGTACAGCACCGGCAGCACCGGCAGATCGACGAGGCCATCGCGCACATCACGGGCGACAGCCAGCTCGGACTTGAACACCCCCGCCGGCGACTCCTTCGATTGCGTCGTGATCTGCATCAGGAAGCCGTCCGGCCGCGCCGCAAGCGATCCTCTGATCTCGATGAAAATATCGGCCGCCTTGGCCTTCGCGGCAAAGACATGGGTCTCGTCGATCAGGATATATGTGGCCTTCGAGCCGGTGATCACGTCGGCATCGCTCGCCTTGATCATGATCTGCGCGTCCGTCATGCGATGCGTGATCGTCCGTTTGTGCGCCTGCAGATGAAAGAGCTTGGCCAGCTCCTTATCCGCCTTGATGATGCCCTTGGCCTGGTTGAAAGCGATATCGGCGATCTTCATCGTCGGCGCGATCAATAGTCCCTCCGCCGCCGGCCGGCGATTGACGATCAAGGCCGTGACCATCAGCGCCGCCGCTATGCTGGACTTGCCATTCTTCTTCGGGATCAGGATGAAGAATTCCCTGATCATCCGCCGCCGCAGCTCCGGATCGTAGGCCCCGAATAGCGCACGCACGAAGTCGAACACCCAATCGCCGCAGGCCTCGCCATTGGTCGGCATGCCGACGACATCGGGCATGCGCAAGCGCTTGAAAATGCGCAGCGCCCGCGACGCCTCGTCCTCGAATAGCGGCAGCTCCGGTATCAGCGACCGCCGTTCGACGATGCGATCCTTCCAATCCGGGCAAGAGAGCTTCCAGGACATGTACGCCCGACGCTCAGTGCAGCCCGAGCGGCCTCAGGTCGTCGCCCCAGTCGGTGTCCTGGCCAGCGGTCTGAGCCGCAATCGTGGCTTCTTCTTTCTTGCCCAACCGCGCCATTTGCGGCCTTGCGACTGTTTCGGAAGTTGCAGCATCGCTGTCGGCGCCGACTGGATACCCGACCGCCCGATCGTTGCGCTCGACGAGTTTCTGAAACTCCTTCATTGCCGCGACATTGCCGGCCGAGACTTGCTGCCACAACAGCCAGGCGAGGCGCGCATCCATACGGTCCCGGGCCTCGCCGCGAACCTTCAGCTCGCGCAAATAATGCTTGCGCAGCGTGTTCGCTGTGATGCCCAGTGAACGCGCGATACGTTCATTGCCCCAGCCAAGCGCAAGCAACAGCTTGATTTTGTTTCGATTTTCCAATGTCGGCACATGCGCCGGCCGGCCGCGCCCGCCCCAGTTCTGTGGGATCGGATCGCCGAAGAGGTCCAAAATCTCGCTCATCACGAAAAAAATCCGCGAATGCAGGGGGCGCCGGTCCGCAAAATTCAGCGGCCGCAGAGATTTTGCCCCCCCCTGGGGTTGCAGCTTAAGTCAGCGCCACCTGATCATCGGGGCGGCGGGTATATTCAGACCACCAGCGCCTCACCATGAGGCGTGTGTGCTGCCGATCCCTGTTCGCATCAC